GTCCCCAGGTAGAACGGCTGGGCGGAGATCACCCGGAAGCGCCGCCCAGCCCACTGGATAAAGCCGTCTCCCAGCCCCTCCAGCGCGATTCCCGGCTCGCCCAGGCAGAGCCACTTGTCCTGCCGTACCGCCCCCAGGGGCGAAGCCTGGGCCTGCTCGCCGCGCTCCCGGATGGGCTGGAGGAAGGCCCGGCACGCCGTCCCCTCCTCCGCCCCTTCGCGCCAGAGGAGCACCCTCTGCCCATACCGCTGCAGCAGCCCCTCAAACAGGCTCATCCCGGCACCCCCCGGAATACGAAGCCGTCGTCCCGGAGATAGCGGGCCATGACCTGCCTGGCCTGGAGACGCAAAGCGGCACAGCGCGCCCTGGCGTCCGTCCCGGAGCGGTGGCGTATGCTCACGTCCCCGGCGCGGAAGCTCTCCACTCCGCCGTCCTCTCCCGCTGCCAGACCGGCCAGGGCCAGCCAAGCTGCGCCCAGCAGGAAGGCCTCTCCGCAATCCTCGGGCGTCACGCCCTCCCGAAGCATTCCTTCCAGTTCCGCCCGGGCAGCCCGGCACAGGGGCTCCAGCGCCTCCGTTTCGGTGACGCCTGCCGGTCCCAGCGTCCGCGCCAGAGCCAAGATCTGCTCCGTCATCCGACCCTCAGCACCTTGGCCGCATCGGTGTAGAGCTTGGCAAAACCGCTGATGCTGGTGATGGCGGCCCGCTCTAGCTGCCGGTCGATCAGCTTGTCATACTCCACCAGCACGTCGGAGCCCTGCACCATCTCCAGCGCATAATGCTTGTCCAGTCCGATGAGCGTTCCGCTGTCCAGGGCGGCGGTGCGCAGCAGCTTGGCGCCCAGGGGCGTGGCCAGCTTGCCGGTCCCCTGGAAATTGAGTCCGGTCAGCGGGTTCTGGAATTCGGTGAGTTTGAGCAGCTTCAGCATCACGTCGCCGGATGCCAGCAGCGTGTTCATCTCATAGGGGTCGAACTGGGCCCAGAAATCCACCAGTTCGCTGTAGGTCAGGCTGCCCGCCGTGCCGCCGATGGGGCTGGTGCCGACCTTGAGGGCCTGGGCCGGATTGCTGTTGCCGTCGCCGTTCAGCAGCACGTCGATGGCGTCCTCCAGATGCATCCGGTTGATGTGCGCGCCGATCTGGCGCAGGGTGACGGAGAACAGGTCCAGCTTCTGGTAGCGGATGGCTTCGTAGGAGGCCACCAGCATCCGTCCCCGCTTGTGGAGCTTCACCAGGTTCTCCTGGGTCTTCACCTCCGTCTGGGGGATGGCAGCCCCCTCCTCCACCCGGCGCAGTTCCCGCTTGGTCTTTTCCGGGACCGACGTGATGGAACGGTAGTCCATTCCTTCAAACCGCGTCACCGCGGCGGTGATGTGGGGCAGCAGATCCGCCTCCTCCATCCCCTGCCGTACGGAGCGGGCGATGTACTCGGGAAAGAGCACTGCGGACTGTGCGGTGTGGAAGAATTTCTCCACCACGTCGCTGCCCGCGCCCTTCACCTTGATGTCAAAGCGCTTGAGCTGCCGCTGGTAAGCGTCCAGTCCCTCCAGGGCCGTGCCTTTGTAGTGCTCGGAGGGGTCCTCCCGCTCCAGCACCTGGGTAAAGCTTTGGCCGGCCTCGTTGTACATGCCCTTTTCCAGTCTGAGATTGTCGTACAGATAAGCCATATGTTTCTCCTCCCCTTTTACAGGCGCACCACGGCGCCGTCGCTGTCCGCGCTGATCACCAGCAGTTCTGTGCCGCCGGTGGCGGCCGCTTTGACGCCGCCGCTTCCGTCGGCGGCCAGCTTGACCCAGCCGGCGCTGACGCCCTCGCCCGTGACGCTCACCCTGACCAGGCCCGCCAGCTGCACGGCGGCGTAGCCGTCCTGGGCGGAAAGCGCCATGCCGCAGAATCGGTCGCCGTCGCTGCAGGCCCCCACGGTGCCATTCCCCGTGACCTTTACCACCTGTCCTGCCGTTACTCCGTCGCCGCAGGCGAAGGTAGCCGCCACCTCTCCGATCCCCTCAAACGAAATCTTGCTCATTCCCGTTTCTCCTTTCGCGTTCTCCGCTTCCTTTTGCGTCTGTGTTCTTCCGCCGCGCCGGGCGTTTGCGCCCCGGGCCCTGCGGGCTGTCCCGGCCTTGTTTGCTCCAGAGGGACAGGTTCGTCCATGGGGCGCTTCTTCCGGTCCCAAACGGGCTTAAGGCATCACCGCACAATTCCCCACGCACGCCTTGGCGGCCAATTTGCCCCACAAATGCGCTGCAAAACCTTGCAATACGCAAAGTATTCCTGCGGTTTTGCGCCTTTTTGCAGCACAAGTTTTCGCGCCGCTCCGCACGCGTTGAATCCTGCGGTAATGCCTTAAATCAAAAACGCCACGTCGTCCCGCTGTGCCTCCCGCTCCCCACCGGTATCCTTGATTTGGGGCGCCGTCGGGAAGCGCTCGTCCAGCCGTTTCTCATAGGCCCGTTTCACCGCCAGTAATTCCTCCTCGTCCAGTTTTCCGGCGATCTGCTTGAGCACGCCGCCGCTCAGCTCCGGCTCCGCCAGCGCGCCCAGCCGGGCGATCTCCTCCCGCAGTCCCGCCAGGTACCTGCGCCCCAGCTCGGCTTCCCGCTCCAGCTGTTCCCAGTCCGTTTCCCGCTTCATCTGTTTGATCACCCCCGCGTTTTTCTGGGCCGGCACCGCTACAAACGACCACTCATAGGCGTCGGTGGCCTCCCGCAGGTCGGCCCAGCACAGCTTGCCGTTGTAGGTGCGCCCTTTGACATGCCTGCATTTCGTCCGGTCGTTGTGGTCCTCCCCGCATATGGAGCAAACCGCCCGCTCCACCGCGCAGCCCACGCTGACCTCCTTTTTGATGCCGCCCTCGATCTCCGCGATCAGGTCCCGGTTCTTCTCCGTGCGCAGCATGTAGGCGTACCCCTTCAGATAGCAGTATGCGTCCCCCGCGCCGGTACGCTTTTCCGTCTCCTGCACCAGCTCGGTGCGGTAAATGCGGGCGGTCTGCCCCAGGGCGCTCCACTGGTGGTCAAATACTCCGCTCTTCCCCACAAAGAGCCTTTCCAGTTCCTGCAAGGTCTCCAACGGGAACCGTTCCCCGTCGCGGTCGATCTCGTTGTCGCACAGCCGCACTCCGAAGGCGTATACCTCTCCGGCCTTCAGCTCCTTCCGGCTCAGGGCATTGATCTGTGCCAGCTCGCCTTCGGCCAGTTCCAATCCCTGCCCCGCCCGGGCCTGCTTTTGTATCCTCACCGTTTCGCTTCCTCCTTTTCATTTTCCAGCCGCAGCGCCCGGGTCTGCTCCCGGTACAGCTCCGCTCTTGCCTCTTCCACCAGGTCCTGCAGGTTGATGTCTTCCCAGTCCACCTCCACCGGCTCGTCGTACCCATGCAGACGCAGCCACAGCTCGCACACCCGTTCCACCACCGGCGCCAGTCCCCGCCGTATAGCGGTGATCTCACTGGTCATCATGTCGGCCTGCTGGGCGCTCATTCGTTCGGTGGAGGACCAGGACAGTCCCAGCAGGAAGGGCGGTATGCCCGTGCGGGCGATCAGCTGTTCCAGGATCTGCCGGACGGGCACCTCGCTGTCCAGCACCTGGTTGTCCGCTCCGATGACCTTGATGTCCACGTCGCCCACGGCCACAAAGTCCCGGACGCTGCCCTGCTTTCCCGCCTGCATGGCAGCCGACCACTCCCGGGCCAGGCACTGGCTCCGCTCCTGCGCCCAGGCCCGGTCCAGCCCGTCCCCCTCAGGCTTATAGATCACGGCAAAGCGCACGTTTCCCAAACGCTCCCAGTTCATGCCGGTAGCCTGATAGATTTTCAGCAGGATTTCCGTCAAAAAGGGCATCGACCGCAGCAGGCTCACTCCGTAAGGGCTGCCCACCTCCGGTTGAAACGGGGTAAACAGCAGCAGCTCCTGGCAGGGCAACGGCTCCATTCCGCCGCCTTCGGCCCGGGTGCAGAGCTGGAACTCCATTGGGGACGCCCCCTCCCGGATCTCCACCTCCGCCGGATCTCCGCACAGCAGTGCGGCAATCTCCCGCCGTCTGCGGTCCAGCACGATCTCCCCTACGGCCCGCCCGCAGGTCAGCATGGCGTCCAGATAGCGGTCCAGAAAGGACTGCACGCCCCGCTGGCCCCGTCCGGTGTCCACCGTCCGCAAAAACCGCTCCAGTCCCGCCTGGGCCTGTTCCGTCCGGCAGCGCACCTGTACGCCGCCGGACAGCCGGATCAGCTTCAAGATTGCGGCGTCCACAATGGGCACCGCCTCCCGGATGCTGCGGTAAAGGGCGATTTCCCCGCTGCGCAGCGGCACATAACCGTCCAGCAGCCGGAAGGGATGCCGTCCCCCGTCCCGCAGCTGGACTGCAGCCGTCCCTCCCCCGTCCGCTTTCTTGTTCCAAAATCCCATCGCTCCGTACTCCTCTCCCGCTTGCCGCGTCTCAAAACGCCTGCCGCTCCACGGCCCACGCCCCAACGCCGCCGTACGCCCGCCGCGCGGCCACGGTAGCGGCAAAATACCGAATATCGTCCATGGCGTGATCGTGCTCCTTTCGGACCCGGTCGCCCGTCGCCCGCTCATCCCAGCAGTACAGGCCAAACTCCCGGATGGCGTCCCGGCAGGCCGGGCCTATCACGATGCGCCCCTGCTTCAGCAGCCCGGCGGTCAGGCGGATGCCGGAGAGCACGTCGTTTTCTCCCCGTATGACCCGCCATCCCTCCCGCCGCAGGGCCTCCAGAAAGCTGGCCGCCGACGGATCGGCCACCACGCAGGCGATCTCCCGGCCGCCCGCCAGCCGCTTCAGGTCCTGTACGTATTCCCCGTCGGTCTTCTGCTTGCCCTGGGCGCGGGAATCGTAGTAAAATTCCTCCACCCGGTACCAGACCCCGTCTCTGCGCCCCCACAGCCCGAAGGACGCGGGATTCACCGTCCCGTAATCGCAGGAGATGCACCATTGCTCCATCGCCCCCTCCGGCGGAGGCCTGATGTAGCTTTCGTCGAAGAAATCGTATACCCGCCCCTCGGCGGCCGCCCACTCCCCCAATACGAACCTGCGGTAAAAGGCCCCGCTGAAGCTGCGGCCGTACCGCCGTATGACCTGGGGAGACAGGGCCGGGTTGTCCTGCATGGTAAAGTGGAGGTAGAGGGCCCTGCGCTCCTCCCGCTTCAGGATCCATTCTTTGTAAAACCAGTGCTCCGGCCCTGCAGGGTTGCAGGAAAACCACAGCTTGGCCCCCGTGACGGAGCAGCGGGCCGCCGCCTGTTCCACAAAGGAGCGTGGCATCAGCGCCGCCTCGTCCAGCAGCACCCCTGCCAGCGTCATCCCCTGGATCAGCCCTGCGCTGCCCTCATCCCGACCGCCGAAGAGGTAAAACGTATTTTCCTGCCCGCCAAAGCGCACGCGCACCCGGTTTTGGGAGACGGTTTCCTGATATCGGAACCCAAGCTCGCCCAGCGCCGGCAGCAGGGTGCTCAGCAGGTTGCGCCGCAGGGCGGATACCGTCTTGCCGCACAGGGCGAATTTCTCCCCGCCGAAGCGCCGCATGGCCCAGCAGAAAAAGGACAGTCCCATGCACAGCGTCTTCCCGCTGCGCACGGCCCCGTCGCAGATGATCGCCTCCCGGTCTCTGGTCCCGGCCCCGTCGCACCACCATGTGAGCACTTGTCTCTGCTTTTCCGAAAACGCCTTGAACTGCATGCCTCACGTCCCTCTCCGCCGGTTCCGTCTTCCCGAATCTCCGTGCCGCCGCGCTGTTTTCATCCGCTCTCCCCGCCTCCCGCCGTTTGCTCCAGCGCACGGAAAAACTGCTCCGCTTTTTCCCGCTCGCCGTCCCCGGCCAGGGCGATCAGCTTCTCCAGCGCCGCCAGGCGGTCCACCAGCTTGATCTCCACCGTCCCGTTGCCGCTGCGTTTGAACTCGGCCAGTTCCTCCAGCTCCAGCGCGTCGATCCGTTCCCACTGCTCCGGCGGCAATCCGCTGCCCAGGAAGGCCAGCTTTACCGCGTCGTTGACTCGTCCGTTGGCCAACTCCTCCATCCGCCGGAGCAGCGCTTCCCGTCCTCTCTGCTTTTTGGAACTACTCACCCTCGCTCACTCCTCACCCCTCCCCCGCCCCCTAAAAATGTTGCCTGTTTGGATGCAACCAGCTTTCAAAAAAATAAAGCATAAAATTTTGCAAAAGCGGGCATCGTGTCTTTGAGTGGAAAGGGCGCGCGGAAACACCTGGAAATTTCCAGCTCGGGCGAAAATAGGTTTGCTTTTGCAGGCAGATATGCTATAATGTATGTGTATAGGAGCGCGCTGTCCTTGTACGGCGGCTTATCCTGCTGCTTTTTACCGGGCCGGCTGCTCACCGGCCCTTGGATACCGTGTGCCCGAAACGGAAGCGCACGGAAGGAATAGAGGGTTGAAGGTTTGACGAAATATGTAATTCACGGCGGGAGACCGCTGTTTGGAGAGATCGACATCAGCGGCGCCAAGAACGCCGCTGTCGCTATCATCCCCGCCGCCCTGCTGGTGGACGGCGTCTGCCGCATCGAGAACATTCCCCAGATCAGCGACGTGACGCTGATCCTGAATATCCTCCAGGATCTGGGTGCCGACGTACGCACGGTCAACCGCACTACGGTGGACATCGACTGCTCCCATATCCGCAACGCCCGCGTCCCGGAGGAGCTGGCCCGCAAGATTCGGGCCTCCTACTATCTGATCGGCGCGCTGCTGGGCC